ATGTCTGCACCATAAGCCATCCAGTCACCAGACTCCGATGGAGCCTTGGTGCTACGACCCATGTTAGTCATTGCTGTTTCTAGTTTTTCCCAGTTATCTGTGAGCACGCCAGGTATAAGCATCTTAACAAAGTCTTTGCTGTACCAGAAGTTATCTGTTGCGTTGTAGCCCTCGGCTACTGCCTTCTCTTTGACACAGTAGTCAAGAGCAGCGTTACGTAGGGACTTAGCAATCAACTTGTCACAGGACTTCTCGTCTTGCTCAGCCTTCCACCTAGAGACATTGTTAGGGTGCTCAGCAAACCATAGCCACAGTTCTTGCTCAATATCTGCACGGTCTACCATGTTGTACTTGTTACGGTACTCACTGGCAATCTGTTGCACCATGTCATAGTATTCTGTGACTTGTTCTTCTTGTAGTTTACGGATACGCATGGCATCCTCTACTTGGTTACACACTATTTACCCCACACTTTTCCATCAACAACAAACGTGCCGTCCTTGTGGATAGGTATAAGTTTAGGTGTTACCTTTTGTCCGTCAATGTAAAGCACACCGATAGCCTGTTGCCAGTTGGCAATGCCACCCTTTAGGTAAGATGCTTTCTTCTGGTCCATTAGGTTGCCTACTTCAAGTCCCCAGATGGTACGAGTAGACACACCTGATACGGATTCGGTGTAGTGCAGTAGTCCTGCTCTATGTGTATGACCACATACTACGGACATGCCAGTCTTCTTAGCCAAACCAAGGGCTGTCTGCCCACCAGTTTGATTCACAGAACCTTCATCGCCATGCAAGAGTAACCACTTAGGTGCCACTTCCCACGGCTTACTGTGGTAGGTGATACCTAGGTCTTTAAGGCGGAGGAAGTTCTCTAACTCAAACTCAGGGGCACCCATCAAACCTGGTGCACGCTTCATAATGGTGTTGTATAAACGGTCAGTGTGGTTACTACGGGTCATGTGTGTAACCTGCAGGTCTTCTAGGACCTGAACAGTTGCATCACGGTCACGACCAATGCTACGTTCATACTCCATTGGTGTGCCCATAGACCAGCGACTGATAGTCTGCATGTCCATCTCGTCACCAACGGATACCACGTCATCAGGTTTAAACGCCTTGATGAACTTGGCTACGTTAGCAACTGCTCGCTTGTCATGGTAGGGAACTTGCAGGTCACTAACGATTACCTTAACCTTCATGGTTAGTCCTTCGCCTCAGGGAACGTGTTATCTAAAATCATAACACCATTAACCCCATAGTTGGCGATGTCTACAAACGTGTCCCTAAGGGACTCATTCTCAGGCTTAGCCCCTGATTGTATAAGGTTAATAAGCCTTGACATCTTGTCGTATAGCCGTACCTGTAGCCCGTTAAGCGGTCCACCTGGCGCATTGCGTATGTTGTTAGGACCATAATCATTCTGCTTCTTGATTAGGATATCCCACAATTCCTCATACACATCAAGGGAATCTAACTCAAAGTCATCAGGGTATAGGTCATCCCATGCAGTGAAGGTGACACATGCTTCGCATATGCAGTCATCTTCTACCGCAAAGGCATCCTTGCTATCTCCAATGTTAAGGTCTCCCTTGACTCTGTTAAGCCAACTTTGGAAATCTTTAAGCCCATCTCCGAAAGCCTCCCAATCAGAAACGTTATCTCTTCCTGACTGAACGTAGTCATCCCACTCATCCTTCATATGGCTCATGCTGATACCTTGCTCCTTAGATAGTCGTACCCTTGTGATAGGTACATTGAATTAACATCTTCACCGTCTGGCATCTGCAGTGTTACTACTGACGAGAGTTCTTTGGCGAGGTTCTTTGCGAAGTCCGACCCTGGTTGGTCACCGTCAGCAAAAACATAGACCGTTTCAAAGTCTTGGAGGATGCGTGAGTAATGTTTCTTCCACGAGTTCGCACCAGGTACACCCACAGCAGGGATGCCACACTTATAGTGCAAAGTAATCGCATCAATCTCACCCTCACATACCGCAATGTAATCTCCTGCTGATTGTAGTGCTGTTACGTTGTATAAACGGGTAGAAGTCCCTGGTAAACCCATATATTTGGGTTCACTGTTGTCCATGCTACGGAACCTGATGTCAACCACACCTGTTGGTGTGATGTACGGAATAACCAAGCGACCAACGTATGCCTCGTGACTAGGTAGAGGTTCTGCGACTACTCCGAGGTGGGCTGTAGCCCCGTCTGCGAGAGATAATCCCCTCTTGGCTAGATACCCTTCGGCTAGATGAATGTTTGCCTTGTATGTTGCCACGGCTTTCGCCAGTGATGCCTTCTGCGATTGTGATAGCCTCACGAAATCCCACTCCTTCTTTCTCCATAATTATTTTATAGGTGTCACCCTTAACTCCGCAAGCATGACATGCAAATATGTTTTCTGTTACGTTGACACTAGCAGATGCAGTTGAATCCTCGTGAACTACGCATCTAATCTTTTGCCAGCCCCATGTTTCACGTATATTCGTTGCACCGTAGTGCTCAAGCACAGGTTGTATGCTGTGCTTTTCCATTAGTACCCTGCTTCTTCTAGTAGTTTAAACCACTCCGATACTGGCATAGTAGCGTACCACTTACCAACGTCTAGTGTTCCTGTCTTCTTATGTATGACAACACCAGTCTCAGCCTTGTCATTAGCCATCTCCACCTCAAGTTCCTTGAGCCATGCAGATAACTTCATCTCTTTGTGATTCTTAACCTCAATAACAACGGCAGGTAGACCAGCAATGTCACCACGGTCATTGACACCATTGAGTGCACGTCTCTCAACGTGCTTACGTCCCTTACTTACAAGCCAATTAACAACGGCAGTCTCAGCAGATGTACCCTTTATCTTACTTTTGTTCATGTCTTATCCCGTCCGCTATCATTGCAAACTGTAACTGCTCTGCTACCCACTCTAGTGCACTGCACGCCTCGTGTAGGTCTTGCTCACAGAAATCATCACCTATGTCACGGATAACTTTAATGATTTCATAGAAGGATACGTACTGCTCCCCGTCATAGAACACACGAGATATGTGTCTACCTTCCATTTAATAATCATCTCTGTCCATGTATAAAAGTAATCCCAATATTGCCGTAAGTACAATGACTATCAACCATTCCACCATTGTTCCTCTTCCAAGTTCTTTATGAATACTACAAGTTCTTCCCATGGTATGCAATGTTCTATGTCAACAACGTAGAAGTTATCGTCATGTCCACGGTACTTGTCGTGCAGTTGCTTGACTGTCCACTTGTCTTTAGTAGATGTGAGTAGTCCAAACATAGCCTTGGTCTGAGCAGATACCATGACGTAGGCGTACGGCTTCTGTAACTTAGCCTCGTACCCTGACACAGTATCAACGATGATGTTTCCCCATGGGAAGTCCTCTAACCTAGTGAACTCTATGTTGCGTGACTTAACCTCAAGACACTCACCTGAATCATCAAGAATGATGTCCTTCTCGGTGGCTGTCATCTCTGGTATCTCTGCGAATGAAACAACTATGTACAAGTCAGGCACTGTACAACGTACGCCGTTTAAACGTAATCGCTCCGCAACTATGTCACCATACTTGTGACCCTCAGTCATGGACTTTACGTAATCAAAGGTCATGTTACTTTGCTTTTCCTTTTAAGATACCGTTACCACTAAAACTATTTCTTTTATTGTAATCAAATGGTTCACCTGATTCGGCAGCACGTACAACTTTCCAATCACTAGCGTGTTGCACGCCCATCATGGCAAGTAGCGACTGTATTACTCTTCTGTCATACTCACTGTCAGCATCTACTGGAAGCCAATTACTATTCTTCTTTATCCACTGATATGTGTATTCAATCTTGCCTTCGTATGATGCAGTTCTGTTCATCGTGCATCCTCTAGGTCTGCAATGAACATATATTCTGGCAAGAACTGCAACCACACTGGGTTATTACCCGAAGGGTCAGCCTTACCATAACGGTTTTTGACACTGGCAACACCAAGCATTCCGTCTTGTTGTCCCACCGTAAGAATGAGGGCTGGTAGTTGGTTAACCATTCCTTGGACTGCTGACCTAGGCTGACATGGCGTACCAGAATATCCTTCTTTAGTGTGATGCAGTACCACAACAGCGGCGTTCGTATCACGTGCCAGATACTTAAGTTCCTTGAGCGCACTACGCATAGCACCAAACTCTTCGCCACCGTCCATGTTAATGTCCATTAAGTTATCAACAACAATTAGTGCAGGGCTTTCGCCAAGTGTTTCTTCTAGTGCAGTTACCTCATCATCCAAGTCGTTTAAACTAGGTGATGAATCAAATGACCAGTAGATGTGCTTGGCTTGCGCCAACTTCTGCTTGGCTAGGTCAGGTTGCTCGGAGATAATCTTCTCCGCATCTGTCTGTGATACACCCTCAATCATGGAATACAAACGCATTGCCATGGTGTGAGCATTGGTATCTGCTGACACGTACAGTGTTGGTGCTTGCATACGTAGGGCTAGTGCTAGGGCAAGCGTTGACTTACCAGCACCAGGTGTACCTGCGATTAGTGATACCTCTGAACGTCTAAAGATAATCTTGTTCTCTTCAAACGTGCGAAAGACTGACGGCATTGGTTCTCCACCAATGTCCGAACGTCCTACCGAACGGCTTAATGTTTTCATTTGTCCTCCTTGTTAAGCGTGGGATGTGTGGACTTGCACCACATGTAGGCTTTCTGACCTACACCCCTATCCGTATTGACTGGCTTCCCCTCCAGCAATACAGACCTATATTCAGTTATGTTTTCCTAGTAACTCGGTACTAGAAACTGTTCCACTCTGGTGTGTTGCGGTTAGCAAACGAGGCAGAGCATTGGTCAGCGGTACCCTTAGGGGTTGGACAGAAGTATCCACGCCATTCACCCTTAGCACCGTTACCTGTGCGCTTGACCATGGTTCCATGGATGCAAGCCTTGTCACCTGCACTAGGTGCTGATGCCTGTACTGGTGGTGCCTTAGGTGCAAATGCTGGTACTTCCGCAACAACTTCCCCACCTAGGGATGCTTGGACGATAGCAACTGGGTCGGTTGCTAGTACACGTGGTGTTGATACACCAGTGAATGCTTCTTCAAGTGTGCTGATTGCATCAGGTGCACCCTGTGCTACTAGCGCATTGACGTTAGCAATTAGTTCTTCGGCACTGTCACCACGTGCTGTGACGATAGTACCCTTGCTTGTCTTTACGTTTACAACGTAGTTCTTTTCCATTACTTGTCTCCATTCTGGTATTTACAATCGTTTGTAAAGTTACACATCTTGCAGTGGTCAAAGTTAGGTACAAATATACCCTCTCTCCGAGCCTTGTCAAACATTCCTACAATCTCGGAGACACGCTCACGTGTCCACTTGTCTAGGTTGATTAACTCTGAGGTTGCACCCTTGCGTGCGTCCCAATAGATACCAAACTTCGGACGAATGCCGAATGTTTCCTCCATTGCTACGGCATAGATGCCTAATTGGAAGTCAGATGACGGCATACGTGCACCAGACTTGATGTCTAGTACAGCCAACTCACCAGTTGGTAGTTCCATCATACGGTCAAGTGCTCCCTTGACCATGACTCCATCTATATTTATGTTGAACATAAGTTCAATGGCAGGTACACCTTGAGGTGTGACCCATAGTTTCAGATGCTCTGACTCACGGAATGTAATCCAGTTGTGTAGCATACTCAAGCCATTGGCTTGCCACCATGTACCGTCTTCCTTGTTAGGATTGGCTATGGTTGCACGACCACCAGCACGCCACTGGGATGTGTCTTCCTGCCCCTGTACGGCA